AACAAGTTGGTCGGCGTCGTACGCGAGGGCATCGTTCCGGTCACGGCGTCGGCCGCGATCACAGCCGGCCAGCCGCTGCAGGTAGCGGCGGATGGCACGGTCGTTCCGTTCTCAACCGGCATCGTCATTGGCTACGCCTGCGACGACTGCGCAAACGGGGCTGACTGCGAAGTCGCCCTCATGATCAGCTAGGAAGGAGGGAAGATGAAAGAGGGCACAATCGCCAGCGATATCGTCTGGATTCCGGGCCAGCCGGGGATCGTCCGCTCGCGCGGTCACATCGAAGCAAGCACCGTGCCGAATCCGGTCGCTCACCCGCTAGGGCCGCCAACGATTTCGGGTACAACCTACTCGGTCGATCTGGCGTTGCAGCAGCCGACGCGAGTGACGCGGGCGCTCATGGATCTGACGCTCCAGCGGTTCTTCGCGGATCGCGTGTTCACCAGCTCGGGTGGCGTGTCCGGTGGCGCCGTCGTCTATGACGAGCTACTGGCCAACGATCTCTACTCCGACCGTGACATTCAGCGCGTTGCGCCTGGTGACGAGTTCCCGCTGGTCACCAGCTCTCGCCGCGCGCCGAAGGTCGCAGAGGTCGAGAAGTGGGGCGGCAAGTTCTTCGTGACGGTCGAAGCTCGTGACCGCAACGACATCTCCGTCTTCACGCGGAACGTCCGCATGTTGGCGAACACCATCGTCCGCAAGATGAATCAGCGGGCCGTCGAGGTTCTGGAGGCAGCTGTCCAGGCATCTCCGAACCGGCTCGTGGTCGGAGTCAACTGGAGCACCGTCGTCACCGGCGGCGCTTCGACATCGAACTCGACTCTGTGGCCTGCGTATGACTTTGCGCGGGCGCAGTCACAGGCCGAGACCGAGGAGCTGGGGATCGTCTACGATCTCTGGTTGCTCAATCCGCAGGAGTACCTGCAACTGGCTCGGATCTACGGGCCTGCGCTCAACGACCTGCTTGGGTCGATGGGCATCTCCATCTTCGTATCGAACCGCGTTCCGGCTGGCGTCGCATACGTCTTGCAGGAGGGCCAGGTCGGCCAGATGCGCGTCGAGCAGCCGCTCGCAACTCGGCAATGGTACGAAGAGGAGACAGAGCGGTTCTGGACGCAGAGCAGTGTTCGCCCGCTCATGTTCATCGACAACCGCTTCGCCGTCCTCAAGTTCACGAACCTGGCCGGGTAGGAGGAGACATGGCAGAACTCCATGGAGCGGATCCGAACGCCTCGGCAGGCGACTACGACAGCCCGGACGAGTACAGTGGTCAAGGAGACGACCGCATCGTACGCGCTCTGAGTTTGGCGTACACCGTCGCGACGGAGGATCCGTCTGGAATGAAGTCGGTCGAGCTTCGCGAGGCCAAGCGCGGCGAGACCGTCACGCTCGAACAGATCGGGCTACTTGCTCTGAAGAAGGGCGAGTCGTCACACGCGTTCTACACCGATGACGAGCGCGAGGCGATTGAGGAGGGGCGTGACCCGGATGCATCATCTGGCTCAGCGGGCGCATCCGGGGGAACCATCAGCGAGCTGGGCGAGTACGAGTTGGCCGAGCATATCAAGAACGAGAACCTGACCGTTCAGCAGACCGTCGATCTCGCGGGCGGCGACAAGGATCTCGCTCATCGTCTGCTTCAGGCCGAGAACATCGCGACTGATGGCGAGCCGCGCAAGGGCGTCGAGACCGGCCTCACGGCCATTATCGAGGCTGGCTAGCCATGGAGTACAAAGCTCTGACATACGTCAATCTCCCGTTCCTGGACGGGAACGGGAGGTTGTACCTACCGGGGCAATCCATCCCGGAGGAGGCATTCGAGGAGTCGGCCAAGCTGGCGGAGGAGGCCATCGACGATCCGAACACGACAATCGTCACGGCTGAGGCGATGATTGCGGATCTGTCGCAGTGGGGCAGTATCAGCGATGATCCCGATGCTCCTCTTCATCCGGCTCACGTTCCGGTCGATCCTAGTCATCCGACCGTCTACGGTCTCGCTCAGCAAGCAAGCCAGCTCATCGCACAGATGGAAGCGGAGGGCCAGGAGGTTCCTCAGGAACTCCAAGTCTTCGCGGATGCGATCCAGAGTATCCAGGCGCAAGACGCAGCCTCGGGGGGTGACGCAAGTGGGTAACGGAACCACTCACTGGATCTGCGAGAAGTGGAGCGAGGAGGCTTGCGAGTTCACCCGCAAGAAGCTCTGGCTTCCCAAGTTCGCTCCAGTCAGCTCGGAGGAGCTACGGCGGATCATCGGAGATCCCGAGGAGATCAGAGAGGTTCATGGGAACCTCCTCCTCAACGAAGGGATCGCGCGGCTGCAGGACATGACAATGATCGCGACCGTCGTGACGAATCAGACGGCATCGAATCCGTGGTCAAACGCCAACGCTTACCTCGGTGTCGGGGATAGCAACACCGCAGAAGCGGCGACGCAGACGGAGCTTCAGGCTGCGACCAACCGCTTCTACAAGGCGATGAACGCGACATTCCCGTCGCGCTCGGGTCAGACCGTCAGCTTCGTATCTGACTTCACAGGTACGGAGGCGAACTATGCTTGGGCCGAGTGGTCGGTTGCCGCTGGCGCGACGACGGCATCTGGCGCTGGGTTCACGACAGGCACGACCAATCTGCAGCGAAAGGTAGCTGCGCTCGGTACAAAGGCGTCGGGGACATGGACGCTGACCGCACAGGTCACGTTCTCGTAGCTCGGTGCCCGGGTTCCACCCAGTCGAAGCGTTGCGACGGATCTGGACGCCGCAGCGCGAGGTCGAGGAGTTGTTCGCGGATCTCGCTCCAGGTACGGCTCTGGATAGTGAGATCCGCGACTTCTTCTGCCGCATCATCGACAAGTTCGGATCCATCGAACTGGACATCACCGATCCGCCTCCAAAGTTCATGGTCAACTGGAACGTGATCCACACGCCGCCTCCGAACTCCCGGCGCATGGTGACGATCTGGAAGTCACCAGACGAGAGGCAGAATGGGAACCACAACTAACAACGCGCTGCGCTATCCGGAGCTAACTGATACTCCGGACATTCCTCGCGATCTGAGGAATCTTGCGCAGGACGTAGACTCGAAGATCCCGGCTGTTCCGATTGGTATGTCGTTGGAATGGGACTACGCCGCTGCGTCGATCCCGTCTTGGTCGTTGCTTCAGTACGGGCAAGCGATCTCGCGCTCGGGCTATCCGGCTTTGCACGCGCTTGCGTCGGCGGCGAGCTACCCGCACGGCAATGGCGACAACTCGACGACGTTCAATATCGCGGATAAGCGAGGTCGGATCTCGGCGGGCAAAGATGATATGGGAGGCACAGCGGCGAGCCGGATCACGGCCGCGATCTCGGGAACTGCAGGCACGGTTCTCGGAGCGGCAGTTGGCGCAGAGGGAGTGACGCTGGCAATAGCGCAGATCCCTTCGCACAACCACAGCGCCAATACTGACTACTTCAGTTCCAACCACACCCACAACGGCACGTCGGGTACGGTCAACTCGAACCACACACATGGCTATGGCGATCCGGGACACGCTCATAACGTCAGGTATTCGAGGGGCTGGCTTGGTCAGAGTCCGGTTAACCCTGCCGCGACTAGCAATCCGGGTGCGGTTCAGAATATCGGTACCTACGGTGCTGGCACCGGCACCTACACAGGCGGCCAGTCGGCAGACCACTACCACTACTGGGCGTCGGGCGGTTCGAGCGCCGACCACAATCATCAGTTCTACGCCGAGGGTGGTGGTGGCATGCACTTGAACACGGGGCCGACGATTGTCTGCAATATGATCGTGAGGGCGCTCTAGTGGGCACGACGACGATCTACGCTTTGCGCTATCCTGAGGCTGCTGATCCGCCGAACGTACAACCAGACCTGAAGAACTTGGCGCAGGACATCGATGCGAAGATTCCGGCAGTCCCGGTTGGTGCGACGTTAGAGTGGGATTATGGAGCGGCTCAGATCCCGTCTTGGTCGTTGTTGCCCTATGGTCAAGCGATCTCACGGGCAGCATATCCGGCTCTGGCGGCACTTGCCTCTGCCGCGAGCTATCCGCACGGCTCTGGAGATGGGAGCACGACGTTCAACATTGCCGACAAGCGCGGGCGGTTCTCTGCTGGCAAGGACGATATGGGCGGGACGGCCGCCAGCAGGATCACCGCTGCGATTTCGGGCACGGCAGGGA